GAACTCATAACCGGCATGCCAGACACCCATGAGCGGCGTGAAGGTACATAACGGTCAATGTTCATAACAGACATTATAGTATGTTCTTGCCTACCAAATCCCATGCGCTCAGGAAAGAGTTGCTGAGGTACCGCTGGGCGTGTTTGCCTAATGGTCTCAGGATCGCTAATGGCCGCCTGTAATGCTTGGTCAACCATCATCTCTTGACGTGTTTGCCAGGGTCTGGCCATTAGTTAGACGTCCTTAATAGGTAACCGTGGGCGCGCAGGCTTGGGATCAAAAATCTGGTGCACACGATCAGAGATAGCATTTGTCATGTTGTTAATATGTTCACCAGCTTGATCACCAGCTAAGGCTTCACGGCTTACGGGAATGCGAGAACCTGGAGCAATGGGTTGGCCATTTGACCATTTACCACGATTACGAGGAACTACCATTATTTCCTAGGGGGAAGGGGTGGAGGGGAATTGCGACGAGGGTCAACGCGTCCCTTGCCTGTTGCTTTTTCCATGCTTCCGCCTGCACCTTCTTTGCCTTTATTAATAATGTACCCTGTTTTAGGGTCTTTATTGGCTTGGTAAAACTTTGCGTCCATTTTACCAGTGTCATCAAATTTGTTACCTTTAGATGAAGGCCCAGTAGTTTGAAAAGGGTCAATTTTTCTTTTGTTTAATTCATACATGGCATCTTGCACTCTAGAGTCATTTACATCAGGACCACCCATACCTTTTTGTTGAGTAGTTGGGTCGGTTGATGTTTGTTGCCAGTGTTGTACTAACTGGTCGTCTGCCATGGCGCTCAAATGGCTACGGTCCCGTTGTTCATAAGGAACGTCAACGCGCCCTGATCGAGTGCGTGGAATTTCAGGGGCAGGAGACGATTTTCCAAGCGTAGGAGGAGGGGGGAGGGGTTTGCTGCGGTCAAAACCAGCACGTGGTGAACGAGGGGGAGGACCTCCTGGTAACGGTGGGAGTGCTTGTTGACCTTGAGCACCAAAACCCTGTTGTGGTTGTCGGGTATTACGGCCCATAATGCTTCTGATATTAAATGCCATGATCAGAGTCCTGACTCTGGGTAACGTGCGTTAGAACTATTGGCCGGAAGCTCACCAGTCTTATTGAACTTGTCACGGATAGCAGCAGTCCTAGAGTTGTGGTCTTGAATATCACGTTGAGTTTTTTTGCCTTCTTCTGAGGTGTCATTAAGTGCGTTAGCGTCACCAATTGCGTCATAAGCGCGTTTTGTCATTGCATAGGCGCCTGGGGGTGACGAAGGACCATTACCTTCTGGTAGCCCACCATACATAGATGTTGCGCGGTCTCCAGCTGTGGGGGGTGCAAACCCATTATTGCGACCATGGACGCTTGGGATGTTATACGCCATAAGAGGCTCCTTCACTTAAGTTTAATTACAATGATTCTATCAGTTATTTATGAGGACATTCTGAGCCTGGGCACTCCAGAAAGTCGTAACCTGACTTCTCTGCCTCAGCCCTACGGAACTCCATATTGCGCTTACCTAAGGCCATCATACGACCCATTACATCTTTGCCAGTTGATCGGTTTATCCAGTGAAACCCTGACATAGGGATGCCTGGGGTAACACCTTCACTTGAGATGGTGTTAATGCCTTTATCGCTTACATCAATAATGTCTTCGTTCATGGTCACTTCCAGGGTGGGGCTAGTGTTTTGAGCATTGACTGACGCTGACGGTCAATGATCTCTTGCTGTGGCCTGTCTAAGCCACGAGGGATGCCTCTTGGGCCAGCCTTACCATCATTGGTCAAACGTACTGGTTCTGCTCCTGGGGGCGCAAACTTCTTACCTTGAGATTCAAGTTGTAATCCTGTGTAAAGATTAAACTCGTCTGGCCACATGTAGTCGCCCTGGTTAATGCGTTCACCCTTATGAACACCACGGGTATAAGGCACCTTGTTCATGCGGTGTACTGCGTTAACTATCTTGTCTTGGCGCCTATTAGACGACATAGTGCCAAGGTATCCGTCTGGATACTGTGTATCTGGGCCAGCACCAAATGAAGCTAACTGGGCATCCTTGCTGTTACGAAAAACAGGGGCAGGACCCATGGATGCTGAGGTTACAGCACCTGCGTTAGGGTCATAGCTACCGCCCCAGTGAGTAAAAGCTTGCTGACTAGCGGGCACTTGAAGCGCCACCAGTACCAGTTAGCATTGAACCCTGCCCACCACCAGTAGCGGGGATTGGGCGTGGGATGGCAGGGATAACGTTAGCAGCCTGCTTTTTAACAGGCTTCTTCTTCTTTTTCTTTTTGTCTTCAGTAATCTTCTTTGAGGCCAAAGCGCACCTGCTCACGTTTCTTTTGCTTGCTATCTCTTACAATTTCTTCTTCATATAAATCATCAAAGTGTTCATTGTAATCTGGTGTGTTGGCTAGTTTGCGCCAGTCGTTTTGTGAAGATTTACGGTGAGACATATTTTAAAGCATTACACTTCTAAAATTTTAGTCCCTGTAATAGGGCTTTTATCTAAAATCCTTGTAGGGAGTTTTTCTGAATCTTTGTCAATCAAAACTAAATTCAAATGCTTGTCTTCAATTTGGTGAAGCTCACCATTATGTAGTTGAATACCTAATTTTTGACCTGTGTAAATACGTGTGTTATGCATAATGTTTAATATATCATTGATTAAACTGTGAGCCACCCATTGCTGATGTGTTATTTGGGTTTCTAAACCTTCCCCCAGTTGACATTGGTGGGTTACTCCGCGCAAAAGTTGGGTTAACGTATGAATTTGTGTAGCCTTCAGTTCCGCTCAATTGTGGCTTTGGTGCAAATGGGCTTACACCACTGCTTAATGCTGCGTCAGAAATGTCTGCTTGAACTCCTTGTTGAGTACGAGCTACAGCCGCAGCATCTCGTCTTTGATCGGCTTGTTTTGCCATTTGATTACGCTGACGGCGAGTCAAGGGAGGGCTTGATGTATCACCAGTAGCAGAACGTGATGGGTCCCTCTTAGCGCCAAGAGGACTTGGTATATTTGTAACTGTGCCAGTTCCGCCTTGTTGACGAGCCAAACTTACTGCTGCTTGGCTAGAGCTCTTGATTTGATCAATTTTAGCTAACGCTGCAATTCGTTCTGGTGTCCTTGGAATTTGTGCTGCAGCATCTTCCCCACCAGACATGATTGCCCATGTAGATGGAGCTGGGGCTGGAGAAGTGGCTGCTTCTCGTTGTGCTTCAGAACGCCTAGATGCCATTTCTGCAGATTTAGCAGCATCGGCTGCTTGTTGTGCAGTTTGGCGTTCAGTTAAAGTTTGTTTAACAACTTCTGGTGCTGGCAAGGCAGGGTCAAAAGCTAACTTAGTTCCTTGAGGCCGTGTTGGTAGTCCTTCTGCAACTTGAGCGGGGGTGTCTGCATACTTTATGTTAGAAACACCTCGCCTTGTGCGAGTAAGGAATGAACCAATGCGCTTTAGGGCGTCAGTGGGGTCGGTTGCTCTTCCAGTAGAAACAAGATATTCCTTTGCGCGAGCAATACCACTCTTTGTACCCGTTGGTGGGTTTTTGTAGTCAACTACACGTGAAGTTTGGACTGGAACCATAGTAGCGCCACGGCCTGCGCCAGAAGGGGTCATTACAGGTGTGGTGCCTGTACCAATTTGAAGCGCGCCGTTTTCCCCTTGTTGAACTCTTTGACTTGTAACTTGTGCGTCTACTTGCTCAATTCCTTTTGGAACCATAATATCTAAAGCTTCTGCTACGGTTGGTAGCTTTCCTTCAATAAGTTTTGTTTCACCCTTAACTACGGCAGGAACAGAGCTACCAGCAATAGTTGGTTGGGGTTTACGAGCGTCCTTAAGAATATTTTGACCCTCTTCTTGAGGACGTTCATTACTGTCTTGCATCATTTCGGGAATGATGCGGTTTTCAGTAATGTCTTTTGTGCCGTATTTCTTAATGGCATCATTAATCCCAGGTCCACCCTTAGCATCGCTGTAAAGACGAGCTGCAGCATCACGGTCTGTGGTATCAATATTTATTAATTTTCCGTCTGTTCCATAAATAGGGGTAGGTGCAGGAACCCTTACGCCAGCAAATTGTGGTCCAAGTCCAGTTGTTTGCTCTGGGTTGTCCCTCAGTGGAAAGTTTGCCATTGCGGCTTTATCTGTCCTACGCCATGATCTTGGTAACCCAAGCCCAGCAAGTGAACGCATATCTGGGTTCTTTGCTAGTTTTTCTCCCAAAATAGTTCGTGCTACGTCAGCTTTGTAGTTATCAAAGGTGCTTTCAATGTCGTAACCTTCAGTTGTTTGAGGCTTGTACAAAGGATTGGGAATTGTTTTGCCGGATTCGTCAACAGTAGTTGGATCAGCGTCTGGCCTTGTATTTACAAGTTTTTCTTTACCGGTTTTAGTAACTCCCTTTGACATCAAGGGGTTTACCAATTCTGTTTTACCAGTGGGTTGACCATTAGCATCAAGTATTGGACGAGTTTCAACAGCTTGGCGATCAGCATCTTTTGTTCGCATTGAAACTTGTTTTCCAGTTACTGGGTCTCTAAAAGTAGTATAACCAAAGGCGCCTACAACACCACCCATTGATTCATCACCAATGCGTTGTTTGGTATTTGGGCCAGTTTGAACGTTGCTACCGCCTCGACGGCTTCCGTAAATGGTGCTTCCCATTTGGTTCTTGTTCAAGAGTTCCCTAAAGGTTGGGTTAACATACCCTGGAGTCAAGGGGTCTTCAGCACTTGGGGTGGCTTTTACAGGGACTGAGGCGGTCCTTGGCATTGTGTCTGTTTCATCAGTTTCAACCAAATTGCCAGTTTGTGACCTTCGTGTTTTACGAACTTGCCTTCTACCTGCAGTTTCAACAATAGCTGTTTCACGAGGGTTGCCTTCAGCGCCCCCAATACCAGTGATTGCTGTACCCGAAGAAACCATTCCTTCAATGTCACCAATAGCTTTACGCAATGCTTGCTCACGTTGCAAACCAGTGTCTGAAGTTGCGGCGACAGAACGTACACCAATTGCATATTGACGTGGGCGTTGATCCCAGTCTGCAGTTCCTGCAGAGACTTCTTCTTCTTTTACCTCAACTTGACCTGTGCGCGGGTTAACGCGTTCACTTGTTCCAAGGAGAGCCTGTTGACGAGCTTGTTCTTCCCCTAATGTGGCAGGGGGGGCGTCACGACCAAGTTCAGCATTTGTACGTCGGTGACCAGTACTTCCAAGATAAAATGGCAATGAGCGGGTGCCTTGTTGAGGAAGGCGACCTTCACCTGTATCCGTATCACGGGAGATTTGCCTAGCGGTTCCTGGGGCGTCAAGTGCTGCACCAAGTCCAGAAAGGTCACTTGCAAGTTTGGTGTACTGAGTTTGACCAGCTACTGATTCATCTTCTAAAGCTCGCGCATCTGGATCGCCAGCACGGCGAGCTTCAACGGTTCTTTCAACACGCAATGCTGGGTTAATCCCCTTGGGCTCAGAGGTGCTTGTTACAATGTTGCCTTCTTCGTCAATATCTGTTTGAGAGTCTGTCTTAACTCGGCCATTATCGTCGTCAAGTGCAGCAAGACCTTCTGCGTCCAACTGTGCGAGTGCTTCTTCTACAGAAATGCCTTCTTCATTAGCTTTGTCAAAACCTGCGCGTTGACGTGCCATTCTTTTTGATTCTTTTTCTTTTTTAGAGTTCTTTGTTTCTTGAGCTTTTGCAGGTGCTGCAAGTTGTTTGGCCGAACGAACGTAAGCGCCACTGGCTTCTTTAATAGCACGAAGATCCTCTGCTGCCATGAGTTGGTCTTCGGTTGGGGCTAGACCTTTACCTCGGCGCTTGGGTGTATTGATATTTTTCTTGCTGGCCATTAGCTACCTCACAAAGATAAGAGAGTTATATAGATATTACCACTTTGTGGCGTGGCAAGATTTTTAGCGGGCTACAGGTTTAAATGTAATAGCTGAAATGGTTTCGCCGTTTTCACCTTGGATATCATCAAAGCCAATGACAAATGATAAGTCAATACCACGAGGCGCTACAAAGCCACGAGCAATTGCGCAAGCCTTGGTAGCTTGGTTAACTGCACTGGCTCCAATGGCACGAATCTTGGGTGAATGCCCTGCTACTACTGAGCGAGCAACAATAGACCCAACACTTTGGGGGTTGCTGGTTCCTGATACTTTGACGATATCGTCAACTGGTTGTTCTTCTGACATGATTTACTCCGTATTAAACAATTGGTACTTGTTTAATACTATGAGTAACCGGCCTCTTTTAGTAACTCAACCAAGTCAGATAACCTAAGCACAGCGTATGAATCACCAACTGCTTTTTCCCCTTTACCAGGCCGTTTAACAACCAAAGCGGGTAGGGCACCCTTTAAATTAGCCGCTTGTTCAACCGTGTCGTTTAGCCATTGACTAAGTGAGAATGCCTTTTGATTTTTGCATTGTAAAGCAACTTGGCGATTTACTTTATTTCTAATGCCATTGATGTCCCCAGTGTCACCGCCACCTTTTAAGACGGTTCGGTGAGCTACCGGGAAGCCGTTATCATTAAGATAGGTTCTTATAAGGGTTTCAAACGAAGTACCCTTCTGCTTAGCACGATTAGCCATTCTTAATTGCTTCTCTAATCTCAATTAATAAAGCTTTAATTTCTTTAAGAGTCTGGTTTACTTCGTTAATAGGACCAACGGAGGCCCTAGCATTACCCTCTTGACGTGCACGTTCATTCATTTCCCTGGCTGCTCTAGCGCCTTCTTCTTGCCATGTTGACATGTCATGCTCCAAATCGTGATGTACGTTGTTCTTTACTGTGTAGGCCAATCCTACGACTAAGTTCCCGTGAAAGCAACTGTGCGCCGCGTTCGCAAGATTCAAACATTGTTTCAATTAGTTTCCTGTAGGCACGAGCAACTTGGTACTTCTCTTGCTGGTCTACAACTCGGGTGTCTACATCTCGCCTAGCTTTAGCGATTGTAACCCTATCTCCCTTAGCATCAGCACCCCATTGCTCAATAAGAACTCTGGCTTCTAATACACGACAAGTATTGGATTCTTTATCTTCGTCAATCTCTGATTTAACTAATTCGGCTTTAGCATAAGACACCCAAGCCATAAACTTTGCATAAGATTCCATAAGCTCTGAATCAGACATGTCGTCTAAGTCAAAGGGAATTGTGGGTATCTGCTCATCTGGCCGTTGTGGCAATGAAAACTTGCTATTGAACTTAGTAATAGCAGGATGGTCAGGTGCTTCTCTAGTAATAATACGAGTCATTCCCAACACACTTTCTTATATGGGCAGTATTTACAGCCGTTACATGTTGTTGATGTTGCCCAATCTGGGCGTTCAGGGGTTGTGTTTTCCTCAAGGGATTTGATAACAACCTTACAGTTTTCAAGTATGGGAGCAGCAATTTCTTCGTTGTACTTGATTGTAAATTCTTTAATTTCCTGTGTGGGTTTCCACTCATAGATAAACACCATGGTGTCAATGCCAGTGCAATACATGTACAAAGTTGCTTGGCGTATGTGAGATGCAAATGGAGTTTTGATGTTCTTCCACATCTCATCTAAGGTAATTACGCCTTTGCTGTAATCTGCAAACAACCCTGGCTTTTCAAAACGAACTGTGCCAACACCTACACTCTTGATTTCAATGAGTGCTCGGCCTTCCGCATCAACCACTTCTCCATCGGCGTGGCCCAAGATTCTGTATTCATCGCTATGTATAGGAACCTCACGGTACTTAAGACGAACAGAAGAGCAGCTAGGGCAGGAACTAGGAGCAGTTGCATTCCAAGTATGATCACACGCTTTGCAATACCAAAGACCTGCGAGGACTCCCGCTTTCCATAACCAGGTTTGCCACTTTTCATGGATCGCATGCCCCTCTTCAAAAACGTTGAGACGACTAAAAGCTAAGTTCTCTGCTTTGCCTTCTACGCCAGTAATTTTGTAAACAGATGCACGAGGGCACCATTCTTTTTTAGCCATCTCACTTGGGTGCAAGTGTTGGGTGTCCCTGCCGGAATTACGTTCGGCATTTGACTTCATGATCTGTGCTTCTACAAGGGGGATTAACCTACCCTTAGAGCGCATGGCTTTTTTATAGTCCTGCATGTACCATGGTGTATCAGTCATTAGTTTCCCTTGGAAAAGCAGCGATGATGTCTTCAACGCTCTTGTTTTTCCAGTTGTACATTGATGAAATTATCCTTGCTAGGTGTTCGCAATCTTTGGTTAGTTTTTCAATCTCAGTAGGGTTATCAGTCATTATTGGCCTCTTCGTAGTTGTACATTGCTGGGATTGAACGATTCCTACATGGTTTGCAGTTGTTCATATGGGCTGCTGCCATGTATAAATCATGGGCAATCTTTTTCCATTTATTGCGTTCTTCTAGTAAAGATTCATAACTAGGTGAGTGTGTATTTGAGGTACTCATACTTCTCCAATAATCATTTGAAAGTCTGCTTCATTAAGGATGACGTAATTACGCCCGCCAATATCGAACTGCAACACAGGAAGCCTATCTTCAAGTACAGCACGTTGGGTTAACTCCTGTAATTCTTTTGCCTTAATTGAATAAGACTTTTCGTTATACGTCAATTTGTTTTCTATGAGCATGTCATGGGTGCGCACGTCGTTCTTACGCATCCACCCAGAACCTGATCCTGCATTGCGACTGCCATTGTAAGCCTTAGCAGATCGTAGTTCCTGCTTTTTAGAGGCTTTCATTATTTGGCGTTGTTTATCTTTTGGGTCTTCACGACCAAGAATCATAGGAACTTCTCTGTGGCTTTCTGCTTAAGGATTGCCTGCAACCCCAAGTCTTCTCGCACACCCTGTAACAAGGCGTCTTTGCCTTGCCACTTTTGGCCGTCATAATTGTAATACGCGCCACCACGAGTAATGATTTCTGTAGCAATACAGATGTTAACGATATCTTTTATGGTGTCAAACTCACCAAGAGAGAAACCGTTTGAGTCAGTGAAGTAGAAATCCACCTGTGCTACTTGCTGTGGGCGGTAGGTCTTATTCTTCATGGTACGACCACGGATAGTCTGGCCTACTGGCTCATCCTTTTCCTTGATCCACTCATCACGCTTAACTTCAACACGGCAGAAGTAATGGAAGTTCTTGGCTTTACCACCTGGTGTGGTGCGGGGGTCGCCGTACATAACGCCAATCTTTTCACGCCACTGGTTAATGATGAGGCCAGTACAACCACGGTCTTCGTTAACCATAGAACGCTTTTGCGCTTTGGATGACTTACGGAAGAACTTTCCAGTAAGGCGTGCACCGAGTCCCATTTGAAACTCTGCCATGGTCTTTTCATCCTCATCGCCAGGAACAAGTGCTGGGAGTGAGTCAAGAACAATGCAGTCAACGGCACGGTTTTGCATAGCTCTAATGATTAGATCATAAGCATGCTCCATGATGTTGGTTTCAACAACCCAGAGACGCTCTAAGTCAACACCAATTGATGCGGCGTACTCAGGAACAAACTCTTCTGCAGCAACCCACATGGCAATCCACTCAGGGTCTAATGCTTGGTTAGCCGCAATAGTCTTGTAAGCAATTGCTGTTTTACCTGATGACTCATCACCAATAATCTCAGACCATTGGTTCATAGGCCACCCACCACCAAGCATTAGGTCATAAGCAAGGATGCCAGTTGTAATACGTGGTAGCTCTTCCTTAACCCTGTTACCTTGGACAACGATGTCTTCGCCGTACTTCTTGTTGATGGACGCAATAATAGACGCAAGCGTCTCATGCTCTTCAATTTTCAATTTGTGCTCCTAATTAGACAGCCCAAGAGGACTGCGAACCTTGATCGTAAATACCATTCCAACCGCATTCAAAACAACGGGGTGCTGGGTTACTACCTGAAATCATGGTGTTGCCACCTTTGGCTGTACGAACAAAGATGTTTTGACTACCACATTCGGGACAATACATATCGGGTTGTTTTTTGGCGGCTTCGCCACCCTTCCACAAACGGATTGCGTCACCCATAGAAACATTCTCAGTAGGTGCACGATTCTCATCAAGTACACGTTGCTGTGGTTGTTGAGGTTGTGACTGATGCTGTACTGGGATTTGAATAGAACCAAAACGTACAGGAGGCGTAATGGGAGGTGAAGAATACCCCTCCTGCCGTGGAGCCGTACGAGGCTGTTGGTTTGATAACTGACGTGACCACCAATCACTCATCTTCGTAATCTTCCTCTTCGTCGTCGTCGTCTTCGGTTGCAAAAGTTAGGAAACTAAAGATAGCAGAACTGTCTTCCTTAACGAGGCTACCCCCAACTCTTTCTGGAAGCAACAACATATCGTTATCTACAAGATGGGAAACTAAAGCCATTCCAAAAGAGAGTATTACGTTCTTTGTGTTTTCAAGCTCAGATTCAGTTAGGTCGTTGTGTACTTTAACAACTTCCAACATCCATTCAGCACAGTTTTGAGTTGTCTCAAAAATGCCCATACTGGCAAGGATTACCCACTTGCTAATAATGTCCATGATTTCGCTTTCCTGTACTTCTGTTGAAGGTACGGAAAACCCAGCTGATGATGCAATCTTTTGCCCTTCGGCAATTGAAAGGGACAAATAGAAGTTTCGTTTATCTATGGGGGTATGGGGCATGCTATTTACCTTTTGCCTCGGCCCAACTGGATGCTGCGTGGCCTGATACCTTTAATGGTATACCTTCGTACACAACCCCGTCTCCCATAGCGTTTATCATTACTGGGAATATATCAGCAGATAACTCGGTTCGTGTCATAACTAGCAATTCGTCATGAACTTGTACCAGCATGTTTGCTTCAAGCCCTGATAGGGCTTCATAAACGTCAATCATTGCTTTCTTGCAGATGTCAGCAGCTGAACCTTGAACAACTGCGTTTACTGCTTGCCGTTCTGCTCGTGCTTTCAAGTTGTTATCTGATGAACAAAGGTCTGGCAAATGCCGGCGTCTCCCTGAGATTGTGGATACGTAACCTTTGGACCTACCCTCGGCAATGACTTCTTGCTTCCACTTGGTAATACCCGAGAACTGTCGGTAATACTGATCAATGACATGCTTAGCATGGTCTTCATCTATGCCAGTTGTACGGGCAAGCTTTTGTGCGCCACCGCCATAGGCGGTCAAGAAGTTAACGCCTTTACCAAGTTGGCGTTCTTCTGCAGTAACTTCGCTAACGTCCTTGCCTAACACAAGTGCCGCTGCTCCTGAGTGAATGTCTTCTCCTGTAAGGAAGAACTCGCTCATTTTAGGGTCATGGGAAAACATACACATAACCCGAAGCTCAATCTGGTCGTAGTCAGCAACTAGTAGCTCATACCCTGCTGGTGCCCTAAATAGGTTACGCACCGTACTGTCACGGGGAATGTTCTGCAGGTTGGGGTTGCTTGAGGACAGACGGCCAGTTGCAGTCCTGTGTAGGTGAAACGATGGGTGCAGTCTGCCGTTGTGGAGTTTTGGTAATAAACCATCAACGTAAGTTGTAACCAACTTCTTTGTTTCTGCCCACTCAAGCAACATCGGTACGACTGGGTGCTTAGTCTCAAGTTTATGTAAAGCTTCTTCGTCTACTGAAGCGTTACCACCAGGGGTTGTTTTGACCGACTTGAGTCCAAGGCCACCCTCACGCTTCTTATTAAATAGCAACTGTTGTTTGTGCTTTGAGCTGTCGGGGTTGAACCCTGGGGGAGCGTAATCATTAAGGTCTAGAAGTATTTCATTTAACCTAACCTCAAGACGCTTACCCAAGGCAGTCATCTCGCGTTGGTTGACTGGGATACCCGTGTCTTCCATCTCCATGATTACCCGCAATACCTGCATATCCTGGCGCAAGCAATGAAGCAGTTCAGGCACATGTGTTACCTTTTTATATAACACCTTGTATAAAAGCCAAGTCCAGCGTGCGTCTAAGTGAACGTAATGTAAGGCTTTTGAGAAAGAAACCTCAGTGATAATTGCGCCTAGCTTGCCGTCACGATGGTAAGCACTGAACCCCTCAAAGTTATGAGAAATCAAATGCGCAAGGTTGTACTCCATCAAGTTCTCATTAACAATATGCTGCATAAGCATCGTGTCAAGAAAAGGACCCTCAGGTAAATCCCCACCAAAGTATTTACGAATTGAGCGTGCGTCAAACTTTACGTTGTGTCCAATCTTAACAATGTCACTAAAGAACAATGGGCGCAAAGCCTCAAACACCTGTGCAGGGGTCAACTGCTTTGGAGCAGGACTAAACACTGCTGGCTTGAAATACCTTGCTTTAGCCATGGACTCTTTGCCACTGGCTGTGAACTTCCTATAACCAGGCGGAGGCACTGTAGAACCGTCACCTCGTTCTTCTGGAACAATTACCTCGCCATTAGGATGGCCCATGGGGATTGCCCATGAACGTCCCTCTGTGGCAATAGCAATCCAAAAGACGCTGTTGCGAAGTGGGTCAAGTGCAAGCATGTTCTTCCAACGACCAACAATAATTTCCCTAGCACGAGCCAGTACATCATCGTTAGTTGTTTTCAGAGTAGCAAGATGCTCCTGCCATTCCTTTTCAATCCACTTCTCAACATCGGGGTGACGATCAATGGCACCGTATGTTTCAACGTCAAATACAAAAGCGCCATGCTCTTGTACTACGCGAACAATCTCTTCTAGTTCTTCTACTGTAGATACGAAGTGGGGGGCATTTCTGCCCCCCACCTCAAACGCATCATGCGCCACGGATATCAGTCGTCCAGATCTTCAAGAGCAATCTGCTGGAGATCCTTGCGAGAAGGAATCTGAATGATGTCCGGAGTGTAGGACTTGTTACGGAAGTCTTTGAGTTCTTCCGCAGTTGGCTCAGTAAGATTCCATTCTTCAAGGTCGCGGTCCTTTACCAACTGATGGTTGGTAGCAGATGTTGCGCCCTTGCCCGAACGGCTGACTGCCCAAAAGTGCTTTGACAAAGGTCCCTGGCGGGGATCGTTGTGGAAGTTCTTAAGTTGGTCAATTACTCGTGGGCCCACTTCGTAGGACTTGATTGTTGGGTCGCTGTCTGGGCTAAGCAAAACTACGTTAAATGCAAAGCGTGTTGACGGACGGCTACCTGCGTCACAGAGAGGACAACCCTTAGGATCAATGTCCGCAATGCAAGTGAATGACTTCTGACCTGAACGCTCTACCCAGTGCTGGCGGTAAGAGGCGTAGGGTTCGTCTTCAAGGAACTTGATGACAATGGGATCTTCCATTACACGCAACCGTTGTGCGTATGGTGAGTCGGCATGCTTGACAGAATCTGCTGCACCCCAACCACGACGGATTACCCTAGAGGCAGAAGCGGGTCGCTCTTCCTCTTCTTCAATATCTTCAACTACCAACTTGGCTGTCTTGGGTGCACGTACTGGTGCATCCTCAACAATCTCGTTTTCGTCATCTTCATATCTGCTCATAATGTTTTTCCTTAATCGTTGGGCCATTGGTTTTTTATGTGCTGTCTGAAGCCGTCCCAGTTGGCCTTGGCCGGGTCGTCTATCTCAAACCGCAACAGCGCGGTTAGTAGAAACTCTACTTGCTCTAGCGAGTAAAGCCTACGTCCTTTTGCAACTTTTCCAGGAATCTGTGTTCCCTTAGGTGCTGGTGTTCGGTACTTGGCTTTTGGCAACCAACCGTTTAATTCCCATGACCTGATTGTAACGGGCTTACGGTTAACTGCCTTGGCTAATTCACCTACTGTAAAAAACTGTCTGTCAACGCCGTTAATCTTCATGCTCTTTGACTTAGCGCCATTAAGCCTATCTTCAGCTAAAGGATCTTTTGAAACAATCTTGCGATTCTTTGGAGGTGTCCTGCCAGGAAAATCTGGAAGACTATTAAAAAAGTCAAGAGGGTCACGACTCATTAAAGTACTCTTCGTCTAAATCTTGGATTACCGCTTTGAGTAGTTCAACTTCTGCTCTTAAATCACGTACTTTTTTTGCCAGCATTTTGTTTTCAATCATAAGCTGATCTTTGGCAGGCATATGAGGATTTTCTTCTTTTTTTGGCTTTGTGTATGGATTGTACAGATTACTCATCGTCATAACTCTTTTGCTCAACTACTTTAAATGCCCATGACTCTTTCTCGCTATAGAAAGAGGCAAGTGTAGACTCGTGCTCTGGGTGTGACCACACGTACTTTAAGATCTGGTCTTCGCTGGTAGTTTCAACTACCTCTTTGACTTCATCCCAAATTCCAATTTCTTTAGCCCATTCTTTTGCGGACTGAAGATCAAAGGATTTGCTTACGCGACGTTCATGCTTTACCTGGTTCTCTAAACCAGGGAGCCATAGGTGGCCTTTGTCGTCAGGTTTGCCATGTGCTTTTACTAAACGAGTTAGTTCTTTTTTAAACTCATCAACTCGTGCTTGAACTTTGTCTGCCATGTGCCTTGAGTTTTTGTATTCCTCAATTAACCGACTAATAGTGTCTTTATCAACTTTGTCTGACATTTTAAACCTGTGATTCTCTTAGGAAGGACGTAAGACTACCTAACATGATGTCAAATCCACCACGAATGTCGTGATGTTTTCCGTCAACGAAAGCTTCATTGATTGAACGCTTCTGCTGAAGCATCTCGTATTGTCTTTCTTCAATGGAGCCTTGCATGACGAACGTGGCAATCGTAACATGAGAGAACTGAGAAGACAACCTAATGATACGAGCTTCTCTTTGTTCAAGCTTTCCACTACTCCAGGGAAGGTCATAAGAGATTAAGTAGTTGGCCATAGGTAGGTCAACACCGTAACCACCAGCGTCTGATGATAAGAAGAGCCGAGTGTTAGGGTCATTGGAGAATTGTTGCTTAGCTTGGTCTTTCTCTTCTGATGACATGTCCCCTGTAAAAAGAACACTGTTAGTGATGCGGGCAGTCGCTGCTTTTAAAAGCTTTAAGTTTTCTTTAAAAAATGAAAAAAGAACTACCTTGTTTTTTGGGTCTTCATCAAGGACTTGAGTGATGTAATCCATCACGGCATCTAGTTTTGGAGAACCAAGGTTTGGTGTTACAAAACCTTTTTTAGTAATTGCGTCTGCATAAGCACTGCCTTGGTTAGGTCTGTTGGGGTCGGCGTATGCTGCAGCTGACCTTGTTACTAAATGGGGGTTATCGCATAACATCCGCAAAACGGTTAGGCGAGACATAATCTGACCTTGGGCCTCATTAGAAGCTGGGTCGTTATAGTGTTTCCACAAGTTAAACCCAGCACCATGGGTATTAAGAACCTTTTGAAGTTCATTAAGAAGGTCAGTTGATATGGTTCTGTAAAGGCTGGCCCCTGCCGCATCAAAAGGAACTGGGATGGTTTGGTGAATAATGTTTGGCAGTTGGTCTGCGATGTCCTCGCGTGTTTTACGAACCATACATTCGCTCATTGACTCGTGCAAAGATTTTAAGTTCCTGTACCTAGTTGCTTTACCGTAGTGGTCCCTAACAATAAACGTCCTGTCAAACAGGTCAAACCGACCAAGTACATCTGGGTCAACAAACTCCATAATTGAGAACAACTCTTCTGGCCTGTTTTCAATTGGCTGACCAGTTAGAGCAAACCTATAATGCACCCTTTTGCCAATCTTTTTAATCATCTTTGAGCGTTTGCTGACCCTGGACTTAATGATTGTTGCTTCGTCAACAACAACTGATTGGAAGTTGACTTTAAGACAGTGAGACGAATCTCGTATAAGTGTCTCAGGGTTAACAATAATGTACTTAGCTGAGAGGGTTGCTCTCCATGCCTTTTCCCTGGCCTTGGGCGTACCATCAATGACAATGACTCGTGAGTTTGTGAAACGTTCAATCTCGCGTTTCCACTGGTACTTGAGGGATGACGGAACTATGACTAGGCACTTTTCAACTTCGTTAGCTTCCATGAGCTGCTCAATGCAAGCGATAGTTGTGACTGTCTTACCTGCGCCCATAACAAGACCTAAGAGCATCTGGCCACGGTCAACCATACGATCAACTGATTCTTCTTGATATGGGTAAAGCTTTCCGTTAAACATTAGCCAATCCAGGGAGGTACTACTGTTGCTGTTAGTAGCCCTTCTTCAATCTCTTCGTCTGTCATGTCGCCTATATCTTTAGCTTCGGTGTTGCTGTAGTTCCACCACTTAATGCCTTTGCGAGGGGTGCCCATAAATTTGTAAAGCTTCTTGCTTGATTCAACACCTGCCTGGTCGTTGTCCATTGCAACAACAACTGAATCAGCAACATGTAAAAGTAAATCCATTTGAGCCCTACTAACTTGTGCACCAAATGAAGCTAGAGCACTTGGTTTAAAAAAGACATCTGCAAACCTAACAATGTCTAAAGGAGACTCTACCAGAACGGCTGTTCGTCCACGGAACCTTTCAATGCCAAACAGGGTTTTGCCCTTTTCTACACCAACAGGAAAGTTGCGAACCCATCCTGGTTTTTTCTCCTGCCAGCCTTTGAGTTGCCCAGTAGCTGAAATAATCGGCAAGGCCCATGTCTTATTAGATGTGTTCCACCTAACACCATGCCTGTAAACCAGTTCTGGGTTTAAGTTCTTAGATAAACAACGCTTATCAGATACACGATCAAACTTTAAAAACGCATCTGGGTTTACAAGTGGAGTTAGTTCAAGTGGCTTTGGCCCATCTGTCAACCGCTGCATTCCAGCATTAATAAGAAACTGCTGTGCCGATATGGAGCTATCACCAATTAGCTGGTAGAGCAATGACGACAAGGTTCCACGGGCGCCACACGAGAAGCAGATCCATAAACCACTAGAGGAATTAATGCTCCATGACGGAGAGTTGTCAGCACGGCCAGTTGTGTGGATGTGGACTGGGCACTTGCCTGTAATTTCCCTGTCACCAATCTTAGATATCTCTACTCCTGCTGTTTCAAGGATTAGAGCAACATCAGTCGAAAGAGGGGTCGAAGTCTGCGCCATTCTCGTATACCTCCTCAAACTCCATTGTTGTCCAATCCCACTTGATGTGTACTTCACCATTTGGCGAAGACCTTGCAAGTACGACTCTGATGATTGCTTGGTCATCCATGTCTGGGTTGCGCTCAACACCAAGGATTAAGTCGGCGTCTTGAGCGAATGAGGAGGTGTAACCAATTGCGTCTGCTGTTACTGCACGCGTCTTCTTGTTCCCTAGTTTCCAAGACAGTACTTGGGTTGTGGCAACTACAGGGATGTCAAACCTTTGTGCAAGTCGTTTTAGTGAACGAGTGATATTGGTGAGTGCTTGAGGTGAACCTTTTGCTTCGCCCTCTTCGTCATCCATTAAGTACACGCCGTCCACGACTAGCAGGTCCGGTTGATACTCTTGTACTTTTCCAGCAAGCCCGCTAACAGTTGTTAGAGAAGCGGTGTCCTCACTGAACACAAACGGTTGCATGTGCTTGCGGATGGATAATGCTTTACGAATTTTCTCCATGTCCTTGTTCGTGAGATCTCCAGCAAGGATTCGGCCATACGGTACTTTTGCAATCAAAGCGTCGTAGCGAGCCTCCTGTTCTTCAATACTCATTTCAAAGGACACGAAGAGAGGGCGCTTGCCGTAGATGTGCGCTGAGTTAGCAACGATCAAAGCAAACAAAGATTTACCACGCTTAGGCTCACCTGCAAAGACAATGAACTGCTGTGGGCGTAGGCCATGCGTGATCTTGTCAAGACCATGAAATCCTGTAGGGATTCCGCGTAGTGCGTTTGGTTGTAGGCGCATCTCTTCATAGCGGTTAAGACGGTTTTCGTAGTTTTGAATAATGTCTACGTCACGCAACCTAGAAGCTTCAACACTTGCTTTCTGCAAACCTGATGCAAGTGTTGACATTGCTTTGTCAATGTCATCATCGTTAAGTGCATTGATTGCTGGCTGTAGGGCGTCCAACATGCAACGCTTACGGTAAGCATCAAAGATTTCATCAAGCAATCTTGAGAATGGTTCGTCCTTAACGTCATGCAAGGTGATTCCACCAAACTGTTGCATGAACACGCGCTCAGTAGGTACAGAACCGTGTGCACGTTGGAACTCTAAAATCCATTGCCACACTCCCTGCCATTCACCAGTTAGGTGGTCTGGCTTTAGTCCAGCACGAATAGGTATGTTTGTTTCTTTTTCAAGAATGATTTTTGAAACTAAGTAAAGTTCGCTAGATGCCATCAGAGTCTCCAGGCAGATTTAGGGCTAACTACTGTGGCTCGCATGCCAAGTGTGTAAGCAATTTCTTTGTTGGGTGTGTAGACAACCTTTACGCCACGATTGTACTTAAGGTCTTCAGCGTACAGTTCGGGTGTGTCATAGTGAACTACCGCTAGGTGTATTCCTTTTCTTACAAGCCACCTGTACATCGGTTCAACTGCGTCTGCGTCAAGGAATGTGATGATGTCGGTAGCAATACCCATCCTTTCGGATGAGTCAATTAAAGACTTCAGTGGAAGTTCGTTAGGTGTCCAAAGCTTTAATGCATCGTCCCAAGAGCCACGGCGAATGTGGTACTTCTCTTTAACAAGTGCAACACCTACAGGTGGTGATGCTAGTACGCCCTCAAAAACACATGCTTGCCCAATGCGTGAGCCAACTCCAATGTCTCCAGCCTCCATCACACAACCTTGACTTCCACCATGTCAAGCACGGCACTTTTAACACGGTCACCGTAGCGACGTGTAAAGTCAGAGACTCCAAGAGTTGTTGTAATGATTGTCGTGCGCATGTCTTCGTGACGACGCCGAATCAAACTACCAATTTCATGGATTGAGAATTCTGTTTCACGTTCTTGGCCAACACCATCAAGGACAACAATGTCAAAGACCCCCTGGATGTATTTAATCAAGTATGGACTTGAGTACATCTCTGGAAGAAGGTTGTCGTTATCAAACTGGTCTTTGAGCATCTCAATGTACCTATCGGATGTGACAAAGCGACCTGACAGAGGGTTATCTAAAACAAGCGCCCTAAGTACAGCCTGGGCCATTGTTGATTTGCCAGTTCCTGGCTTTCCCTGAATGAGAATGCTGTCGCCTTGTTTGTAATCCATAACCCATTTTGCAATCTTTGGGTTAGTGATATCTTCGCAGTCAGCGAATCTGCGAGGTATTTTAGAATGAAATACACGTTCTTCTGGAGAACGGTTACGCCACCAAGCTGCTGACTTCCAATCAGTCGGTGTCTGAAATGTTTGGCTCATTGTGGTCCTCGTTGTGATCGTTGTAAGTAGTTTTGATTATGTCCCAGAATTCTGCGTTATCCAACTTGCGTGTGTGAACAACATTTTGATGAACGCTTAATCCTGACTTTGTTGTGAACTGGGCTTTGCACTCTACACAGACATGCATCTTTTCCACTTTCTTTTGTGGGCGAGTACAAAAAACTTCTGAAGGAACTGCTGAGTCAAGGGAGTGCTCAAACCAGCCTTCGTACTCTTCGGGGGATTCAAAGTTCTCATGCACCCATTGAGCAAAGATCAAAATGTCGTTTATGTTCTCAAAAACATACATAGGTTCACTTTCGTCCATGGGTACTCCTCCGATAGTTGTACACGGCTTCAAGTAGAGACCCTGCCGCAGGGCGCAGGTCTTTCTTTGAAGTTTTGTGTAGTTCTGGTGGAAGACTCACAGAAGACACCGCAGCGTGAAGTTCGGTTAAGTCACCATCTTCTTCGCCCGATAAAACTCTTACAAGAGAGTTTAGCGCACGCAAGGTTGCAGTAAAGTTTGTACTTGGTACACCATTGTGGATTTTAATTAGTTCTGCCACAACTTCAGGGTAGCGGTAGCAGATGTCAATGCCATGACGAATAACTTCACGCTTTAGTAATTGATCGTTTGTATAATCCCACGGCAAATTAATGCCGACACGTTCAAAGTCGCTCATCATCAAAGCAAGAACTGGGTCTTCTGTAACAACCTCGGTGTCAACTTGGTCCATGAGTTTTTGCTGTACTGCCTTGTTGGTAAAAACTAAAACTGGTGTTTCTGAATTACGCCAGTGCTCAACGTCAAGGAATCGCTTGATCATTTGTGAAACGGTGAACTCCGTAAGGCCCGAGTCTCTAAGGGTGTTAAGGGTCTTACGTAAGATAATAATTTCCTTATAAGAATAACTGTGGCTCATAATCGTACGTGGGTCACTTATAAACTGGGTGACCAAACTGTTGACGTTCCTTTGACTCTTCTTTTTAACTTTTGTTTCTACCTCCACTTCGGCCTCCTCTGGGTCTCCACCTAAGATCATTTCTTCCTCCAGGCCGCTTGCGGCTTTCTTTACCTTATTAGTATCTATATTTAATACTTCTATAGAAGAGTCACGTAATCCGCAAGCAGTATGGGCCAAACGTGGTTTTGATGGGGTCACGGCTGACCCCATCATAGGGTCACCAGTGACCCTATCTACCCACTTATCCACAGCCCTAATGGGGTCACCGCTGACCCCATCTGCTGGTGCATAGTTAATTGTATAAACATTCACTGACGGCTTTTTACGGCGTCCAATTGTAACCACACCTGACTCTTCTAGCCACCTAAGGGAACGCTTGACAGTCTCTTTGGAGAGTACAGAGTAATCAGCAATCTGTTGTACGGAAGCACTAACTTCTTTGGTACGGCGCTCCATAAGAGCGATAAGAGATAATAGGACTTGCATGTCCCTAGAATGCCCAGAGTCACGTATTATTTCATGCGCCCAAAGCGGAACTGCCAAGAATGGCCCCTGGAAATGGTTGGTGGTCATGGGTCGGAAACTGTACACACTTTTGAGGTACTTAGCAACGGCGTTGCAAATATAATTTGACGCTGGTACACTCTTTGCACCGGGAAGTTGGTGGTTCTCCTACCTGGTTGTAGGTCAGCAAACGCCGGGGTCAATGGGGTACAATCCTTATTACCCTGGCGTTTGCCCTTTTAGGAGACCTAATGAACGAATTAATCAAGTCACTTAAGGTGCTTGTTTCAGATGTAGTAACTTTTTATTTCATGGCCCACGGATATCACTGGAACGTAGAAGGCCAAGACTTTAGTCAGTACCACTCTCTTTTTGCTGACATCTACGAAGATGCCTACGGATCAATTGACTCCATTGCAGAAAACATTCGTAAGCTTGATGACTACGCCCCATTCAGTCTAAAAAAGTACATGGAACTAACTACCGTTACTTTTAAGGATGTTGAGCCATCTCCCAAAGCAATGGCAAAGGCGCTTGCAACAGCAAATGAATCTGTTATTAAAACTTTAAATGATTCTTTTGATAAAGCAACAAAAGCCAACGAACAAGGTATTGCGGATTTTATTGCAGGCCGCATTGACATGCATAAAAAATGGTCTTGGCAACTACGAGCATCAACCAAGTAACTCATGCCTTATTCTGACGCAGAAAATAGAAGTTGGGTTCTTTCTAAAGTTACAGAGATTGCACCAAAAACGGTCCTTGATGTTGGCCCTGGAGCTGGGGCGTATGGAAAGTTGATTAAAGAAGGTTTCCCGCAAACCGTAGTTGACGCTATAGAAATTTGGGAACCTTACCTAGAACAATTTAAATTGCATTCAATTTATGATCGGTTGTACGTACGGGATGCTAGGGAACACACTAGCTACACCTATGATTTAGTTATCTTTGGAGACATTCTTGAGCATATGTCAAAAGAAGATGCCGTTGTTCTTTGGGAAAAAGTTAAAAGCCAAGCAGCTTACGCTCTTATATCAATTCCAATTATTCACTACCCACAAGGGGAGTCGGAAGGCAACCCTTATGAAACACACATCAAAGACGACTGGACGCATTCAGAAGTTTTAGAAACGTTTAGTAACATTGTAGACAGTCAAGCTTTTAATGTAACAGGTTCTTACCTAGCCAAATTTAAATAAAGGAGCAAACATGGCAGAGAAAAAGAAAGCACCGGCTAAGAAAACAGCTGCATGGTCACGTTCAGAAGGCAAAGACCCAAAAGGTGGTCTTAATGAAAAGGGACGCAAGTCTTACGAAAAAGAACACCCTGGAAGCAACCTTAAACCACCGGTAAAGAAAGAACAGGCGGCTAAGTCTGACAAATCAGCAGCACGTCGTGATTCTTTCTGTGCACGCATGGAAGGTATGAAAAAGAAGAACACTTCATCCAAGACAGCCAACGACCCTAACTCTCGTATTAACAAGTCTTTGCGCGCTTGGGATTGCTGATGGCTGCTAAAAAGAAAGTTTGGGAAACTAAAGATCCCACTAAGTCTGATAAGAAACTAACCCCTGAGCAAAAAGCAAAAGCAAAAGCCTCTGCTAAAGTTGCGGGTCGCACCTATCCTAATCTTATTGACAATATGAAAGCGTCTAAGAAGGGAGGTAAGTAGTATGTGCACAGCATGTGGATGTGGTCTTAAGGACAAGAAGGACCCTGGCTATGGCAAGGGACCCGCAAAGAAGAAAGCAGCTCCTGCAAAGAAAGCAGTAGCCAAGAAGAAGTGAAGTCTTAAATAAATGGTAGTTACCATTGCAAATGAAAAAGCCCCCGTGAGGGGGCCTTTTCTTTTATGTAGTTAGTTCACCAAGCACTAGTATGCTCTGACACCACATCAAATATCTTTTGAAGTAACTCTTGAGTTCCATTGAACCCGACCTCTGAGCCGTCACGCATCAAGAAGATAACGGAACCAATTAAACTCTTTTCGTCAAGCTTCTGATCAGCTGGGGAAAGCATCTCAACGGCTTCTTCTTTTGACCTTGGGGTAAGCCCTTTATCTTTAGCCATGCGCTTAACTAGTGCTGAGGGCATCATCTCAAGTGTTTCACGGTCATACGATGCTTCACCAAGATCTGGCATTTCATCTTCAACAACCGTTTCTTCTGAATCATTTAAAATAATCGGAACAAGCCCGTTAGTTAATTCTAGGGTAGGAAGTTTGAGGTCAATGGCCATTGAGGCAATTTCAACAGAGTATTTCTCTTTGTCTTGGTCCCATAACACAAGAACCATACCTTGTACTTCACGCTCTTTAAGAGTGCGCACAATGTGTGCGTCAACATCCTGAACGACCATTACTGAGGTTGCTTTACTTGCTAAAACTTTGGGGGGTTCTTTAACTTCATCTTTTGCAACAATTGAAAAGATTGCTCCGTTATCCAACACCCAGTCGTAGACAACTTCTAAACCGTCTGTCATTTTTCCATACCAGGGGATAATAAATACTGATGAAACACCAATGTCGTTTAGCCCCGCCTCAATAACTTTGCGTGGCGCAATACCAGCACCAACAACACCATATGCTTCTCTCACGGTTTCTCCTATCGTAGGTTCTTACGCTGAGCGAGATCACCCGCTAGCGTAAGTAATCTTAATAGGGTGTGCACCCCACCCGCAACCGCGGTAACAGCTAAACCTGAAATTATTAAGTCATCAAGTTGGCAAATTGCAGCAGCACCGTAACCAAGTACGATGCTTGCTAAAAGCTTTACCCATGGCATTGGTTCTTTTGGTAAAAGAGCGTCAATTGTTTGTACGGTTTTGTAAACAGCAAGGGAACAGATCAATAAAAGCATTATGGGTATGTGACTCCTGGTATGTGGTTAAACGTAATAGTCCACTCTGGATCTGGAACAGTGCCGTTACTATACACCGGAGCAGTTCCAGTTGTAAGTTGTGTTACGGGTAACAAGTTAGTTAGAAACCTATTTGCTACTGCTCTTGTCTTTTGGTAGTTGGAGTTGTACACCGAGAAGTTCTCAATTGCCAAACCAGCTGAGGCGCTATTAGGGGCAGCTGGGTTGTACCATCTGTAGTCAGAAATAGTATTTCCGTCTACAAGCCACCCACCAAAAGATGTGTCTCCGTTAAAGTAGTTACCGTTTGCCGCACGCTCTAACAACATGGAATTAAAGTGTTGTTGTGCGTCAACTTCCGATTCTTGGAATATAGCAAGATACGTGTTTTTGTATGTACCTAAAGATGGACCACCAATAGAAGTTGATGCATGTGCTGTTCCTGACCAAGATGCGTAACTAGTCATTGAACCATCAAAGTAGTCGTTAATAGTATTACTCTGCTCAAGCATGGCGGCATCAAAATAAAGTTTTTGAGCTGCATATGTGGAAGTTGAGTTGTTTGCTGTCCCTGTCCAACTTGTGTCAGAGTTAGTTGAGCCGTCAAAATAGTCACCTAAAACGTTATGGGCCTCAACTAGCACGCTGTCCATTTGCCACGTGTCACCGATAGAACCGGTACCCGTCGTGTAAGCATAGATGAGCGCCGACGTCGCCGTAGCTGGTGCTGTCGCCGTGACCGACCACCTTTGGCTATTTGTGGTTAATGTTTTATTAGCCGTCGATGAGCTTAAGAGAGCACCTACAGCGTTATACCAAGAGATAGCAATTTGCACCGTACGTAAAGTACCTGAAATAGATTTGGCGTAAAAACTTGCCGTATATTGTTGGCCAGCAGTAACTACAAACGACGCATAGTCAGAGTATGCGCCGCCTAAGCCTGTGCCCGTATGCACTATTTGGTATGCGTAATTACCTGTGCCCCAGGTTGCCGGTACTCTTGTATTTGTCGAGCCATTTTGAGACCACCCGACCGTATTGACCTCAAAAGAGGGGTTTACAATTAAATTAGTGCGGGTTACAGCAGTGTTTAATGATCCAGTAAGACGAATTACCAAAATTATACTGCCAGCAACTGCTACATCTAATGTTACTGATACACGAACCCACGAATTAGCAACAAGAGTTGGACTAACTTGCAACACAGTTGAAACTGTTGCAGTGCCACCTTCTCTGTTTACGCTAATAATTCTACCTGCAAGAGTTGAACTAGCAGGAATGTAACAATACATTGAAAATACGTATCTACCAGCCGTAGTTACACTTGGTGTTGTGTAAAGCACATTTGTATCAGATGTTGATGACATTGGTACTAACAGAGAATTTGTTCCCACATAACTTACAGTTGAAGAAGCACTGATAGGACTTTGAGCAGAAGCCCAATTTGTTGTATTAGTTCCAAACGATGGGTTTGTTATTAAATTTGTACGTGTTCCTGGTACTGAAAGTTTCCAATATTTTGTTCCTGATACTTCTGTTGGAGTTGTA